ATCATGGCTTGCATTTCAGTAACCTGACCCTTAGTCAGCTTTACGATTTCAACATCAGCTTCCATGAATTTTACTTTCTTACTAATTTTCTTACCAACTAACTCTTTAAAAGACATTCTATTTCCTTTTGTATTTTTAATTTTGATATTATTCGAAGAGACCATCGAGTTTCTTCCTTGCATTATTGAGCTGCATCAAGACTTCAAAAATCTCCCTAGACTTCTCAGGATCGTTTACCAGTTCGGGCAATCTATCCGTAGTCTTTCGTATAGAAAAATCTATACTACGTTCTAAGTTAACTTTTGCAGCTTCGAGTACGTACTCTTTAGTAAATGGACGTGTTTTCATTTTGATAGTAAGGGCATCTGTAGATTGTTTAAAAACTAGCTTTACGGCTGCTCCCCATCCTAATCGACTAATTAGTCAGTGAAAGCACCAACAAACGCAGACTGAACAGAGATAGTCAGTGTAGCGGTGTTGGAGTCAGTCAGCTGAGGATTAACCTGCAACGCTTCCAGCTTACCTACCCAGAAGTACTGAGTATTGTCGACGGTACCTAGACCACCAGCGCTAGACGCATGCTGAGTAGCGCTGGTGCCAGTAGGATCTGAGTTCAGGAGAGCAAAGCGGAAGATATACTGTTTACCATCACCAACCATATCACCAAAGTAGTCAGCAGTATCCTGCCAATCGGTGCCGACATAGTTAATCGTCAGCTCCATTGTAGGTGCGTCTGACTGACCCTGAATCTGCTGAGACGTAGACTGGCCATAAACAGGGACATTCACAATGTTAGGTGGTGTACCCATAGAAGGGAACTCACGAACATTAGAAATACGTGTGAAAGATCCTGCAGTAGTCGCAACAGCGGTTCCAAGAGCAACCTCTTCGGCAAAAGCTGCGCCGAGATCAGTCTCAGACAGTGTGCCAAATGCGGTAAGAGCCTCAGAGCCACTTACAGAAACATCTTCACGAGTGACGGATAGGTGCGAATAGATTCCTGCACCGATAGAACTAATATGTGCCATATTTACATAACTCCAAAATAATTAAATGGTATTGAATAGCTTGCGTGAAACAAAGCTGGGTTATCTTTATCTTTTCCTCGAACTTTCAAAGAACTGGATAGGAACTGCGTAGAAGCTGGACCTGACGACAGAGTCTTGCCTGACAAATATTCATCAAGCTTATCTGCAAGAATATTAAATCGCTTAGTACCCTTACCGCCCTCAATAAAGAGCTCTGCTATCAAAACACCAGATACTGAGTTTAAATTAACACCACCCCCAGAAGGGAGGATACTAATTCTAATAAACTCATTACCTGGGCTGACAGCTAGAAAGTTTGAGGGGTACGTCTTAATGCTCTCTGCAACCCACTCAGCACTAGCAAATACTGAGAAGATGTCAGATTCAAGAGTCTGGTATTTACCCATTTTATGACTCCTTAAAAACTTCTACGACATAAATAATTCCACTGTCTTTAATCTTAGGCCCGATACTCCATGTCACACCACCCAACTGAAGTTCATCATGTTGAGTAAGTGCTCCAATCTCTTTAGATTTCATCATTACAGTCTGCTTTACTGCATTATGCTCTTTGCTCTCTTGTTCTTTCTCAATGATTATTACCTTTATAGGCAGTGAGGTGTCTGTTGACGAAGCCTCTCCAGAAGAGAAATTAAAATCAAGATTGCTTTTACGCACCAGCGTAGCGCTCACAGCTTGGTCTTTTGCCAAATTAAAAGCTTTCACAAGGTTACGATCAATTAGAGTATTATACCCCATATCATAGCCTCCTGTCTTTAATTAGCGCGAAACCAAGCTCTTGCGCCAGCATTGGCTAACAAAGGCTTAATAAAACTGCGAACAATCCCAGGAAAAATATCTGGGTTAGAAATCTGCTTAAGATCTAGAGCAGTGCCTAATTTCAAACTGCTAACATCGCCAGAGTTATCCAGCAGCCCATCGTTATTAAGTAGGTGATACGCTAATTCGTAGCACCCGTTCATAATACGAGTAGGCGTGCCGGATAACTCCTTCACGATGCCGAGTTTCGGATCAAAGTAGCTTCCAGTTCTAGGAAAAGCTAAATTTTGGGTAGCATCAGAGGTAATTCCAGTCCAAGTAAGAGAATCCAAGAGTGTTGTAGCCGTAACAAGTGCTTTTTCTCGCTCACTAACGCCAGCGTCATCCCACGCAGCTACGTCTAATCTAGTCTCGAAATATGCATCCGCTTCAGAAGCATCAACATACGAATTTGTACCTTTAATAAGTGCCATAATACTACCTCAACAATTAGCCGTGGAAAATCGGCAGAATTCCCAAGCTTAGAGCAGAAGTAAACTTCCGATCAAATGTTCCAGTGGTGGAGGCTAGAGTTCCAGATCCAACAGAAGTCAGCGCTTTAGCTGTGCCGCCCTCTACCGCATACTGGTACTTAACATCACTTGGGAACTCATCTTCAGAACCTATCCAGCTGTAGCCAGCAGGCAGAAGAATGTAACCCCAACGAGACCAGATCTCAGTAGTGCCGCCACCTTGGTAAGCAGAAGCATCACGGTCGATTTCAGTAGGAACTGGGACATTCAGAGGCTCCATTGCAACCGCTCCAGGAGCAACAATAAAGGAGATCTTAGTGCCGCCAATATCAACACCAGCACCGGTGTTAAGCTTGGTCATCTCTGCAGCAGAGAGGCTCTGGGTAGCACGAGTACTGATCAAACGGAACTTACCATCAAAGATAGTCTGGAAATCAACGTTACCATCACGCACACGATCTTGATCAACCAGGTTCGCGGAGCGGAAAGAAGCCATCATTGATGGAGAAGTGATCAGATAGTAATATGGAAGTTCATAATCCTTCCAACCTTTTCCGAGAGCCTGCAAGAAAGCTTCTGCACGTTGAGCACCCTGCTCCATAGAAGCTTTAGTGTTATCATATGCAAGAATAGGCTTAATACTAGCGCCTAGATCTACATAGAAGCCGTACTTACTGTCAGTCGGATCATTCTCGAAAGTCTGACCACCAAGACCGGTAGCGCCAGAACCTGCTGCAGCGCCGTTAATAGCCTCAGAGATGGCGACACCCTTAAGCACAGACAACAGAGCATTATGCTCATCTTGTGCACGAGTCTCACCAAAGTCACGGCCAATCTTAGCCAGACCATCACGCTGAGTAACAACTTCTTTCATGTTAACCTTCTCTGCACCATGAGTACGGACAGTTTTAACATAACGAAGGTAGTCAGTTGAAGTGGTAGTCTTAGTACCATCAGAATTGTCAGTCAAAGAAGCGACATTAATTGCTGGATTCAGAGGTTTATCCCAACGAACCTGACCAATGAAGGTCTCAGTATTACGGTCAATCTTCTCATTAGTTCCTACGATACCAGTGCCGGAGAGTTTCCGAGCATTGGTATATGCCTCATCAGAATAAGCTGAAATAGCTTCCTGAAGGACTTCATTAGTGGCACCTGCCACATCGGTACGTACGCCCATGTTCTATTACCCTTTATTAAAAATTTACTATTCTTGCTGTGTTCGTAAAGAACCTTCAGCAGCCTTTTGTATTACTTCATCCTGAGACATCTCAAATAATGATTTAGGAGTATCGGATGCAGAATTACCGGATGGTACTGTAGCATCACCAGGCCCATTATTCTCTTTAGGTTTCATTAAGAAAGAATTAGCCTCATTTGAAGCAAAACTAGCTACAAAGTCATTAAGATTGGAACCGTCTTTAGGGGTCCAACTACCATTTTCGTCCTGATGAAGATCGCCGACAACTTCTGAAAAAGCCATCTCTTTAGCTTTATCGTTTCGAAATTCAACAGCACCTAAAGCGTCTTTAACTGAGATATCTCGCGTCAATGTAACATTGTTTGACTCAAGAACTTTATTTTTTGCTTCAAGTTCAGCAATCTGAAGCTTTAAAGCTTCCTCGACTTTGCCTTCATCTTGCAAACGCTTTAGCTCTGCGTCTTTGTCGGACTGATCTCGTTCAGCCAACTTCTCCAGAGCTTGGTCTCTAGATGCGTAAGCTGCATCTAGTTTCGTCTTAATAGGTGTTAATTTTGCTTCTACGGCAGCTGCAATCTGGGCTTCGATATCCGCAAGTGGGGTACTGTCAGAGTTGTCGCTGTCGCTATTTCCATCTATACTATCTGTATTATCATCCGCCATTTTGTTCGTTTCCTTGAGCACAGCTCTTGGTGAAGTCACAGACTTCGTTCTTAAATATCCCTCACGGGTTAACTTAACAGTCATTTTCAGGCACCTTAAAGAAGGAAAAATTTTCCGGCGCTTATATACGTAAGATAACTGTTGACGCGAAACTGTTAGATTAACCCATAAATTATCATTTATGTTTATGGGCCAGGCTATTTAATTCCGTAGCCTTTCTGCGGAATTTCCGCGCCCATTTCACATTTCAACAATTATGGGCCAATCCCATACCATCCACGCCTGTTATCAAACTTCTCGTCTATCTGTTCTAAAATATCTTCTCTTGAGAGAATATCAGCATCAGTTAGTAAACGACCGTTCACTCTGGACTTACCTACTACAGGTATCAGCCCAATCTCAATCGCTTCAGCAAGGTACTTATCATAAAGCTCCTTTGGCAAGCCTCTCTTCCGCATTTCATCTAATGTAATCTTAATCGAATTCTTATCCAAAGCATTGGCATACGCTTGTTTTAGCGCACGCTTAGCTTCCAACATGTCTCCAATATTAGTAAAAAACGCATCATGGATCGTAGATGTAGCCACGCCATTTTCAGCACCCCAAATATGAAAACGCTTAACAATTACTGCATCTGAAGAGTGGTTTCCATTTACTGCAAAGGCAGTTCTGGCTTTTGTTACATCAGCAATATCATTAATTTTTCCATCTTTATTTATGGCTTGTTCCCACCAAGAAGCTTCAGTCTTTTGAGGGACTTGCACCATATTAGTGATCCAATTACCATCTTTATCCTTGTACTTTAAACGCTCTTCAAATTGCTGAGTAAAATTCTGCTCAATAATTTTTCCATCAAAGTTCGCCCAAGGTACATTAGTCCAAGACTTAGGTAGCTTATTAGCTTTCAATATCTCTATATCAGGAATCAGTGTAACATCTTTTCCTAAAGCCTTACGTTTCCATGACGGCCAAAACATAGGCACATCAACCCCAAGAAACTTAGCACCTGTACGTCTATGGGCAGGTGTATCAGCGCCGTAGATAAGCTCATGTAAACTTCTTGGAGTACCTAAAGCTTTTAAGAACTTTTCTGATACGGCCTCGCCTGATTTAATGCCAAGGATTTCACTAACTCTGTCTGGCAGAACATAGCCACGTTTCTTGTCACCTAGGATTTTACCTTTAGCAACACTCTTCCAATCAAAAGCAGCGGTCGAAGGTTTAGCATTCTCAAGAAAGTCTTGGGCAAGTCGCCCGAAGAACTTTGTAAAATCTTTCAAAATAGGTACTTGAATAGCAAGGTGGTCACTCATAATGTTTGCAATTTTCTTAAAATCATTAGGTGTAATCACTCTAGCGTAGCTACCAGAAAGCTTGTCTACAAAATCCTTAGTTTTAGCATCAAGAAAATATAGTTGCTCTAAGATGTCTTGACCAGGATTTAAGCCCTTATCAAAGATATCCTTCACATTCTTCCTTAAAAGCATCAATTCATTATAAGTGTCAGGATCTAGCTTTTTATAACGTGCAGCTCTTGCAGAAATCTCAGACAATACTGTATCCCGATCTGAAGCTTTCACTACAAGTGTCCCTTCCGCTCTTCCAAGAATCTTAGACAATTTAGTCTCAACATTCATAATGCCTGTACGCTCACCTGCACCATAGCTCTTACATTTTCAACAGGGCGTTAGTCTGTCAAGAGGAAAGATATGAATAGCCAGAATCACCTCGTTTGAGTCTCTTCGAAATTGTGGAATGATGTATTTCATACGCCTTCCCAGCTGCCCTGACCGAGGGGAAAACGCCAAGAGGGGTTTGAACCCCTTTTCTCAAATGCTTTCCGTGGCCTGAAGCTTCTTCTCCGATGATCTTCTCATCTAGGTGATAATAGCCTTTATGTAATACACTCTTACTTTTTGCTTTCTTCGAGATTATAGCTTTGCTAACCTTATGGGCTGTAGCTGCCTCAGCAACTGTATCAAAATCTCCTAATGGAGTATGGACAGGTCGAGCTCTTGGTGAGTTTCTGCCTGTAACAGCCTTTCTAGCAATTTCGTATAATTTGGGTGTAAGTTTTATACCTTCTCTTGTACACATGGTTGCAAATGCGATATTTAATTTCGGCTCATCGAACATATTTTTTAAAAACCAGTGTGCTAGTAGATGGCATCTTGGTGTCAAGTATATAAGATTCGACGCTTCGTTGCCCCCACCTACGCACTTAGGAATGATGTGATGCCTTTCAGCATATTCAATAGGCTTGCTTTCATAACCATATTTTTCAAGAAGAGCGATATAGTGCTTTTCATAATTCATTTATAAATTTCCTTCCTGCATATTCCTATACAGAGTAGATCATATCATGTGTCGACACCTTTTCAGGATTGTACACTCCCGCGCTTCGAAGTCACTAGACTCCTACAAGCTTCATCTCCTCAATTGAGGCGGTATGCTTTGATCGTTGCACCTTCCAAGGCTTCACAGCCGAGGCTTGGCTCAGGATTGTCCGTTCTGGAGTTCCCCTGAATTCACGGGATTTATTAAGGTGACGTCCTATGTTTGGTTAAACGTCACCATGTTCTGCGCTTTAGCGGCTTTCCTCAAATCCTTCTCAGTCAGATTAAACTTCTTATTCATTTCCCTAAAACGAGGGTCATTATAAGTCTCAGCAGCAATCTCATCATACAATCTACGCTTTTGCTGCGTAGGCACTACATTAGACATTGCAGCAAGCTGCTTATTTCGAGTAGTCAATGCAATAATCTGAGCACCTGACGATGATGCGTCTTGTTCTAAAGCAAGACCAGTGTAGTAATTATCAAGGTGGTTAAGCTTACGGTAGTTACCTTTTAGGAATATATCAATCTTTGCTTGCTCAATAGCTAACCTAAAAAACTTTCCAAGCTCTTCTCCCTCAATTCTTCCTGCTAACGGACTCTCAAGAATTTTGCGTATGTCGTTTGGCTTCCCTCTGAGTGCCAAGGTTCCAATCCTGACAAGATCTTCCCGCCATCTCTCAGCGATCTTTTGCCTTCCAGGAAATGTAAGTGAATCGAATCGGCCTTCAAAGTAGTCATCCAATCCACCCAAGAAAGCACCAATGGTGTCTTGTAGATTTTGGTATCCATCTTTTCCAAGAGGCATCTCCTTTGCTGTGTTTAAGAAAGGTCTGAAAGTCTCTCCTGCTTGAGGTCCGATAAATCCACGCTCATAGACGCGCCCTCGATGATCAATAAAAGCATTATTACTAAAAGCAGAATCGTTAGACCTAAGCCACTGCATAGTTTTGAAGCGTTCATAAGAGTCATCACGACCAGCAATATAATGCTTATATTCGTTAAGATCATCATAATACTTAGCCTTGCCTTTGTCGTCTTTGAAGTACAGAAGCTTTGTGACGAAGTCATGGTAATCACCGTCCACTTTATATTTTGACTTAGATGCCCAGTTAAGAGCCTGAGTAAGATCTTTGTCTACAAATTCCTCGGGGAAATCTGAGAACGATGAAGTTGAAGTAATAGGGATTCGCGTATCTGTATACACTCCTCTATCACTTTTGATAAAGTAGGTTTTGTAACCTTCTCTGAAGAGTAGTCGTTGACCCGCCCCTGTGTAGGGGATCCGTAAGCCAATATCAATCTTTCGTTGCAGCTTTGAATATTTTTGAATTCTTTTATCAGTTACCCTAATATTTTGTGAGAATGTGTCATAGTAAGGACCAAACAACTGACCTGACATACGAGATTTCATTCTGCGTTTTTGAACACCAAAAGTCTCTAACTTGAAAAATGAGTTATTCTTTTCCAGAATCTTATTGCCAAGATTAAACCACTGGTTTCTACTACCATTAAGATTAGCTAGATTAAATAAATCCCGTCCAAGCGCAACAGCGAACTGATCCTTATCAGGTGTATCCGCTAAAGACAATCTATGTGAAAATCTTAGATAGAACTGCTGAATATCGCTCTCAGCCAGCCTTAATTTAATTTTAGGCGGTATTGACAAGTCAAAGGCTTCACGAAGCTTTCTAGCCAGCTTAGGAGCAGTACTATCTTCCCACTTATTTCTAGCTACGATATTATCTATCAAGCTGTCATGTAATGAATCCAGCTGAGTAGCTCCTAAAACAGGATCAATATAGGATTCATCCAATAACTTTCTCAACGTATTACCTTTTGAACGTAGACGAGTCTCAAGTGAATCAGAGATATTCATGACATCAAATTTTATTTGTGCCTGAGAGACTGCTTTAAAATTTTGCCAAATCTTTCCTTCTTTTCTGAATCTAGAAAATGTAATTCTTAAGTTGTCCACAATAACAGCAATTTCATTTGCTGACATTTTATTCTCTAGCGACTTCGCAAAACCCTCTATAAACTCTCTATCTTTTAACTTAAGAGTATCGCTTTCGTGTACAAGCCGGAGATTATTACTAAGCACAGCAGGTTCAGGGAGATAACGACGAGAATCCTCATAACGTCCACTAATTGGATTGAAGATAAGCTGATCTTCTCTCGGGGGTGCTGAGAGAACACGTCTACGATTATTTCGCTTTGAGCCAATAGTGATGCCCCTAAAATTAGTAAGAGAGAGTGTTCCGTCGAGTTCGCCAGCTTGAAGAAGGTAGTACTCTCTAAGGTCTGTAGTGAGAGATGCGTCACCAATAAAATCGTCAGGAGTACTAGCCCATAATTTAAGCTTGTCTAGTTTCTCTTTAGCCAAGGCAAATCGTCTTGTATCTCCTGGAACTGTATATTCGGCATCAGTTAACCTCCGAAGATCTCGTAGACCAATAGAATTACCATCGTTGTTAGTAAATTTACTAAGATGTAGTTTTCCGGCCTGAAATAGCGTGACTCGTCCCATGTCTCCAAGATGCCTATACTGCACTTCCGAAGTTTGTCTAAGAAGCCATTCATGGTATGATTCCTTTAACGGCAATTGCCCATCATAAAACTGTACTTGCTTAGGGGTCAGCTTACCTAAGTTCCTTTTGCGGATTTGATCGATTCCTTCAAGTTTCGATAGGTCGTCCCAGGACTTAACAACAGGTGTAGTGGTAGAACGGCAATTATAATGAGCAGGAGGAAGAAATTCTGTTTCATCCATTCTATAAATTTCTCCATCACGGTGTGAACATATTGGTGTGGTACGGCTGTCTAGAACTGCCACGTATTGCCAGCCTTGCAACGCTTGGCTATTCGCCTGATACACGGCATGGTCAGCTTGAGCAAACACAGAGGTGGTCGCTGTAACAACCAAAGCCCTTGACTGGTTTCTGGTTATTTTATGGGTATTTCCACGTCTGACATCTACTGCTATTACGTCAAGACTTTTACCATCAGCTAGACCTTTACGTATAACTTGCTCAAGTCTTTTACGCTCACCTAGCCCAATACCATACCAACCTGGCTCCAATAATTTGTTTTCTATTAAAGGCTTTGAAAGAACCAACTCTTCAGCAACTCTCTGCTGAGGGCGTCTAGTTCTCCAAACATCTTTCAAAGAAGCGTCTAGATTCTGATAAGCGAATGAGATTTGATCTTTCGCTAAACCTATAAGTGAATCTTTACTTGTACGGTAAGCCTCTTTCATAGTTTTCGAAATCTCTTTATCTAAAAGCCTATGTAACTGCTTCACATTTTTAGCTTTTGATATAAGACTATCAACTCGAATTCTATGCTCGCCAAGTACTAATTCTACTTTTTCATTTATCCTTCTTTCAAAGAGCCTAACCATCGCTGCTCGATCAATGACTTTGTCATATATCAGCGTGTTAGCATTCTTTATCATGTTAATCCTTATAGCTATTTAATTAAAAAGTAGTTTAGAGAATCATACAACCGTGGAGGAGGACAGTGTATGATCTACTCTAAACTACTAAACTTTTACAAACTACTAAACTTTTACAAACTACTAAACTTTTACAAACTACGCATCACTAAAATTGTCAGCGTAACTAGAATTACTTTCCGCTAATTTTGTTACAATTTCGTCACTATTAATTGATGCCCTACCCTCTTCATCATCATAATCATAAGGCACTAGGTCATTCTGTCTAGCAAGTAACAGCCAGACCTCTCTAGGGAGTAGACCGGCCTCATACCATTCAGTAACTAGACGTAACCATTCATGGCCAATAGGCGCGGGGTTAAAGTCTGAAGATAGCGTAAAAGTTACATCATCTTCGTCAAGACCTTTATCGTAACGCCAGTTAATCATAAATACAATTACTTTTCGCAATGTGTTAGATATCTTAGTGTTTAATGTGCCTAGCTGTGCTGTCTGCGCTGCATTTCGGATTTCTAGTGCAACACCTGACTGTGCTGTTTCCGGTGTAAGCATCCTAATGCCAAGCTTGGCCATCTCTTCAATACCTGCAGCAATAGCTCTATCCATGTCGGCGAGTGCAGCCGTAGGCGTGTCAAGCACAGAGATCTTATCATCTGGATCGATTTTTAGCCAAGATCCAAGACCAGCACTTACAATATCTTCAAATCTTTCGTCTGTCATATCTGAAGCTAGTACAGGTGTAAATGTAGATGCGCCATACAAAAGGTGATTACGTCTACTTAATTTGTTGTATAGGTTAACTTCCTTATTCACAATTGTAGTGATAAAGGGGTCTTTAGGATCGATTGACCCATCTAGCGGCCATGCCGGAATCATACCTAGACGTTTACCATTCATTATGATGTTTGTAACTGTCTCTACTAACTCCATAAGTGGGCCATCAGCCTTATCGATGCCGCGCCCATTAACAACTTCTTTAGTATCTTTTTCGGGCTTTTCAAAGACTCTTATCTGATAAGCGCCATTAACTAGCTCGTGAACCCATACACGTTCTTTAAATGAAGGGTGGAACTCATTATCAGAAAAGTCTTCGACAGTTCCTCTGACAATAATTTGAGACAATACAGAGTTACCAAAAGAGTCTTTGTCAGTCTTCCAATTAATTATCGTTTCAGCTTTATGTAATGAGGGATACGGTGCATGCTTTTGAAAGTCTTCAGTAGTATACGTTTTACGAACTTCTTCATTAATACTCGGGTAATTTACGAATACCCACGAATGCCCCGTTTGCATTTCCTCTGGCAAAGCCTCATCCAGAAATGATACAAGAGAATTATTATTTTGCGTAAAGTTGTTAATGATCCAATTACTAATACCTGTACTAGTATCTTCAGGCAGTTCTAAGTTAGGGACTTTGCGTAATAAGCCACCTGTAAGCATTTTAACAAACTCAGAAGATATGCCAGGTAACTCAGCTTCCGCTTTATAAAACTTATATTGCAGAATAGTCATCGAAGGCGAGAATGGTATCAATAGATTTGTGTAATTAGTAAAATCTAAGGTAGCATCAAAAGCCTTAGTCTGCTGCTCCCCGCTGCAGATCGCCCTGTTACGATCCCAAATGTTTCTAAGAGACTCACAAGCAGCATTCGGAGAAGCTACAGTCTTAGTGGTTTTTCCGGAGGAAACAACAGACATTTATATACTCCTTTATAAAGATTTAGCTACAGTAGTTGCTTATTTACCATGAAGCAACTTACTAAATGCTTTACGAGTACCTACAAACTCCTCGTCTGATTCAGTATTCGTGGCACGAATTCGAAGATCGTCACCCTCAATAGCGAATTGAGTCCAGTTTGAAGGGTTACGGTCGAGAATACTGGTTTGCGCAGTATCTTCTATACCATTAGCTACACTATCAGCTACACTATCAGCCTCTTTAGTCACCTCAACAGCTACATCATCAGCAATTTTAGCGGAAGCGCTCACTTTAATATCAGTCATTTTTTAATCTCTCAGTATATTTCAACAATTGTTTTCGCTTCTAATTGAAGCATCCTAGGTACAGACCCAGTCGTCTCACAAACGACTGAATCCAATCTTTTACAAAGCACTTTATAGCACCACCCATCAAGAAAGAAAGTATCTTTTTCAAGTAGCTCGCTTACTGCAATAGCTCGTCTTAGTGCGGTCATGAGTCTTCCTATCATGGTGTGGTATTCATACTTAGCAGTTTATCAAATTGCTTTGAAGTACGTTGTGCAAAATACCAGCCTACAGCTGTAGCCGTAAGACCAGTAACACTCAATACAATAATCCTGTAAAGGCTAAGAACTTCTGAGGACTCTAGACCTTGCAACCCACCTGTCAACGTTTCTAAGGTTTGAATAATTAAATAAGTTTGGTACATAAGCAACCCAAGTACGATAGGGCGTACCATAGACTTAATAACCTCACTTATAGGGCTACTAGCCTTTTGGCTTTCTTGGAAAGCTTCAGCTTCTACGCGCTCCACAGCTAGTGTACCAGCAATTTTAGCTTGATCCATCGTTAGCTGAGCAACTTTAGTCGCTGCATCAGATTTAGCTTGTAACATTGATACTTGATGCTCAAATTGGAGCTTGAGATTTTCTCGCTCTTCACGCTTGCCTAACCACCCAAATACACCGCCTAGGACTGTTCCAAAGCCTGCACTCCCAAGGATATCTAAAATAAAACTCATTCTTCGTCCCTCTCTATTTTCTTGGAAAAATGTTCAAACATAAACTTAATACAAGCCACTAAAGTTGTTGCGTAAGCAAATACTCCCGCTACTTGAAAGTCTTTCATCTCTAGCGCGTTTTCCTTATAGAATAAATGAAAGTCATAAGTTAGCCACATAATAAACATAGTAGCTAATATAGGGATCACTCTCGCTTTTTGTAATGTGTGTATTACATCATTCATAGCGCTACGTACATACAATATTGCATTACTGCAGACACAGTTTGACAAGCCGCAAGAGTTTCAAACAATGGCGTATCAAGGACTCTAATACCACCTTCCATTAATGCATACATTATTCGCACCTCGCTTCTGCTAATTCTACATTCAATTTAAGAATCTCATGCATCTTACCTTGCTCAATATGCAGACCCTCAATAGTCGCTTCTAAGCCGCTAGCCGTAGCTTGTAACACACCGACTCTCTCCAGAAGTTCTTTATTATTTGTTTCGCTCTCGTAAGCATAGTAGCCTAATGCCACAGGTAAAATTATATAAATTACTAAGGGATTTTTAATCCATGCATCGAGAATCTTTGCAAAATCCATTACTTATATCTCTCATAAGCTCTTAAACACTCTTCAACCGTACCTTTCCCACTAGACGTATTATAATGCTTTTTCCAGTATCCTGCTAGACCTTCAGGATCAGAAGCCTTAGGTAGCGGCTCAGAAACACGCCAATAATGTAAACGCGCCATGGCTGTAGCATACGCAAAATTACCAAGTAGCTGCGTCTCTGGTGTACTGCTAGGTAGCATGAAATCTTTAAGAATTAAAATTAGTGATTTTTTACGACTTAAATAATTCTTCCAAATATCATCATGGGTAGCTGGCTCCATTTGGTAGAGACCTAATGCTGGACCTTGCATTTGTTTCAGCCAATGCCCCATATGAGACTCTTGCGCAGCAGTCATCACAAGAAGCTCTACAGCCGCATCACTGTGCATATCTAGCTGCTTTAGTCCAGGTATAATGAACTCTTCTCTTAGAATCTTTACAGGAATCATCGGTAATTTTCCTTAAAAACGATATACAGTTGAGACTGCAAAGGAGCTTGTATCAGCCATGTCTTTGTATGACCAATGCCCTAGCTCATCTCGTAGCTTGTGATACTCAGCACCAACCCACCAATCCTCGTAAGATTTACTTAGTCCGATATAGCGGTCGACAGCTGAAGCACTTTCACGAGGGATTCCTTCAGTTCTGCCAATAAATGCTTCAACATTATTTGATAACTTCTTTCGTATTGTATGATAGTAACCTCTAGAGTGTCCCTCCTGACGGTAGGCTTCTAGCCAATAGAATTCTGTCTCGTAAGAAAGGTCATGAGGCAACTCAGTAATCCTGAAGCCTAAGCGGTCAATATACAAAAAGGGCGTAGTGCCTTCTAGAATTGAACTATATATGTCAGGAGCGCCTGTGCGATACCACTGCATTGTATAAAAAGCTCTTCCAAAAAGAATATCTACATTATGGTGGGAGATACGGCCAAATAGATTCCAGTTTTTAGAAATACTGTTCAGCTCCATATTGTCTAGGTGTGTTCGAATGACGTAGTTCTGCACATCATTTTGCGCACCAACTTCTAAGTCACCATATGTGCCTTCTAGATGAAACGTTAAAGTTTCACCAAACCAATCTAAGTAGAGTTGTGTTGCGTCTTCCATCGTAGCGAAAGAGCTTGTAAGAAATAAACTGTTGTAAGGTGCTTGAGGAAGCAGTGCCATACGTGCAGTAGACGGTGCATCTGTCTGATCGTTTGCCCAGCCTTGTGTTACGGCAATTTTACCGTACTTAGCACCAGCAATATGCATGCCTAAGTTGATAGGTAGCGCTACATTTAAACGTCTTATACGATCTATCTTATGCTCTGCATTTACTTGGGTAAATACTATAATACCCTGATTAAAAACGCTAAGGCTACAGAATCCATTTAATGCCAGTGTATTCTCATTCTCCCTGAAATTCTCATTACTGAAATTGGTATGATAAGCGAATCCATTAACGCCACATGGTGCAGATAATGAGTCATCAAGCTCAGTGGCATTTGCGAAAGGGGCAATGATAAGAATACCGATTGCCAATCCTAAGTAGACTGACCAAAGGCTCTTTAAAGATCTCTCATTAAGAAAGAAAATTTGCTTCTGGCCATAATTAAACACCATTGCAACTAACATTAAAGAAAGTATAATGTTCGACATATTATTCTCATCAGTCTGTTACTTCAATAATATTAATGTGGTCACCATCAGACATAACAGCGTATGCTGAGCTATACCCAATCGCTCCTTGAATAAGCTTCACCTTCTCTATCATCTCAGCTTCAGAACGTACTTTAACATATCTTGTAGCATTACCTTGGTTGATAGCTTTTTCAATTCTTGCTCGGTGCTCCAATGGGTGAATTCGTAATTTAGTCTTAACAAATTCATGATGGCCAAAAGAAGACCAAGGGAGCAAGACTACAGTAATTCGCTCACCGGTACTCCAGTATTTAGCATTTAGTGTGAATACCTGTAAAGCATTATGACGACTCATCGTGTACTGAGCAACGAAAGGATTTTTAATTATATCATACCCAGCAGTTACTGTAAAACAGAAAATTAGTAAAGTCAGTGAAATCGGTAAAGTGTAACGACGCATTGTCATTCCTCAATTAATTAGTTAGTAAGGCTCACCTCCAGGCAGCCTCGTTTTATCTTCCAAAGACTTAATTCTTTGCAAAATTGAATTCTTTAGCTCTTCACGTTTTTTATTTTCTAATTTTCTCTCGCTATTTTCTCTAGCGCTAGCTTCACGGAGATTGTCCACCTCTTTTTCTGCTAAATTTAACAGCCACCCGCCAGTAGCTAATGTCATGACTAGTACGCCAGCAGACCATGTTAAGATGGTCTGTATACTACCAACGCGTGCGGCTAAACGAAGATACGATGCCCAATCAGTCAAGTTTCCGCTTAGATGACTAGTAGTACTTTTGAGTGTATCTGTCTCATCTAATAAATGTTCTTGCACTTTAATACTTTCACCCATAAAACCTGCAACATCTTGTGGGTTAGTTACATCCGTAGGTTTGTTAGCAGGTTTCATAAGTTACTCCTTATTAAGTGCGTGTCTTACATAAGTATTAAAAGACCTGCAATCAAAGTAAGAGCAGTAGAGATAATGCGATAGCCCGACCGATTATGTATAGATTCCTCACGAAGATCACCAGCAAATTTACGTGCATCTATCTCGTAAGGGTTACTCCAGTAGCCGTAGCGTAAGGAGTACGCATAGTACTTAGCACTCCATATAAAACGACCTTCAGTCCGTTGCTGTAGAACATGGCCATACTCATGCGCAAGAAGCATGGCATTACGCTGATACTTTGCTCGCACATAAACCTGACCAAAGGAAGTGATATAACCGCCGAACTTACGAAATTCTAAGAATTTATCAAATAGGCTATTTTCAGGTATTACATAAAATGTAGCATCTTTATATTTCATCTCTCGCATTTTTACTTATTCTCCATCTTAGCTGACATCTTTAGCTGACTGCATCCCCAGTTGCTCACCAGTTGCTCACCAGTTGCTCACCAGTTGCTCACCAGTTGCTCACCAGTTGCTCACCAGTTGCTCACCAGTTGCTCACCAGTTGCTCACCAGTTGCTCACCAGTTGCTCACCAGTTGCTCACCAGTT